TGGACCCCACCTCGGACCACACCTTGGACCACACCTTGGACCCCACCTCGGACCCCACCTTGGACCACATAGCCGCCAAAACAGCTTCATTAGGACTCAAATACCAATTGAACTTCTTAGGTGCATCAAGTCCCGCCTCTTTATATGCAAGTTTCATCCAATATTCTGTCTTCTCTCTATCCGTTTGTTTTGTGTCGAGTCCAATGGCAATCCATTCATCTCTGTATTGAGAAAGTTTCAATGTTTGTTCTTTTGTCAATGAGTTAGTCATACACTTTTAATTATTAGTAAAGAAAGAGCGTTTATGGCCGCAAGTCATGAGGCGCGTTGCTCCGGGACCGAAAGGGAAGAGATAATAAACCTCAACACTTTGAAAGTCCATAAAGAGCATGTCCATGGTTTTTTCTGCGAGTGTTACTTTCATACAATCCTATAAAGCATCTTCTATGCCATATTTAAGTGTTTGATCTTTCGTGTTTTTAGTGTCTAAGCTTTGTTCATGTGTCAAAATTTCTCTTAACAGCGTTTCCGTTAAAGCTTCCGCCGCGAACGTGTCTTGACGTTCTCTAAAGCGGATAACTTCGTCATAGGTCATTTCGTTCGGGATCATTTTAACGCCAAGTATTCTTTCAAAAAATCCATTTTGACCGGGCTTTGTTCTAAAAGATAGTTTAGTTTGTTTTGCGCTTCTTTTGCATCTTTAGTTTCTAAAACCATTTTAAAATTTAAAAACACACCAATGCTATCTTTGGCCGTTTGAAATCCTTTATGTTCATTCGAACACTTAAACCCTTCCCAGCTTTCGGCTTGTGTTGGCTCTCCCCAAGATTGATAGGATACAAAGCCCCTAGAAGCTGTAAAATCATTAATAAATCCTATCCTATAATGACGCCGCATAGGCTATTTAAGAAGCCTTGATATTTCTTTTTGAATCTTCTTAGGCTTCTCACGAAGCGCCCTAAGTTCTTTTTGCTTAGCCTTATGTTCCGCCACGCGGCGCACCGAATCACATTGCACAATCGCTTCTTTTTCTGTAATAATGTCATCGCTGTAGCAATTTGCGCTATACCCAAGGGTATTGTTTCGATCCCCACCTTCCGGCCAATAGTCGCGAGCGCCTTTATCAAAGCTTCGCACTGTATAGTTCCCGGATACAATGTTAGCTTTGAGATTCAAAGCGTCAAAACATGCGTTAACGATGTTGTTAAACTCCACGCGTTGATCCCAATTAGGGACATCGGTGCGCTTATAGCCTTTAGGGCTCTCACAACGGCGTCCAATACGTGCATTATGGCCATGGCGACGAGTATCAACGCGGAAACTAGACGAATTAAGGCCGATTTTAACGCTCGACGAAGTAACAATCTTAGCATTAGAGATATATCCGGCTAGTTCAATATTAGTGCGGAGGTTATGAACAAGTCTTTCCATTTCTTCGCGGCTAATCACTTTTCCGTTGACGTTACGAATTTTAGTTGCTTTCATTTTCTAATCCTTTTTGTAAAGTGGGCACCATTGGGAATGTCCAGGACCGGGCGTCTTCATACCAATTTTCTCCGATCCGCATTCGCAAGTCAAGGGCTTCGGAGGAGTGTATACATATTGACCATTATCTTTATAGTGGCGATATGGATACGGATCATTCTCATCGTCTTGATCGTGTTCTAATAGTTCCAATATCCATTTAGGAGGTCTCATCCAAAAAGTCCTTTCTTTTCCTTCACCAATTCACACCAATAATTAGTAAAGAAATTAACTTCGTCTGTATAGTGATATTTTGTAACAAATTCCATAAGTTCCGAGAAGTTTACAAAGTATTCTTTATAGACAAAACTTCCCGTGTTTTTTGTATAGCAAAGTTTCCATTTCATTTGATAATAACCTTGTATCCAAGCCTAATTAGCTTATTAAGGGACTCAACGCTGATTTTCTTTACCTTGATAATCTTCATACAATACTATAATGCATTCGGTATGCCAATGGCTAACTATACGTTTTTATTAGGCTTGAGTGTTTTTATGGTGTCGAAGTTATTGACGATATCTTATAACTATTTGATTTTATTACTGTCAAAATAATAGACAGTGTTTTAATCTTCTTCAGCTTCTCCGGTCTCTAATAGCTCGTTAGCCTGCTCGTCGCTGTATTCGTTGCCGTCTTCGTCAATCCATACATTCTCCGAATGATCGCGACATTCGGGACAAATTCCTGTATCGTGGACTTGTGAAGAGCAACACATAGGACATCCATAAAATAACCTAATCATTGATTTTCTCCCATTCTTTTAAGCGTGTCTTCGGACTCGTCATAAAACGGATCTAAACAAACTCCAAGTAGAGCATTATGACTTGAATTATCAGACTTTACAATATTAAGATTAACTAGCGCCTGCCCGAATCTCATATCCGGATATGCCTCAAGATAATACTTGAGATTGATCAAAATAGCGTCGTTTGCTTCTTTACGTGTCATACACTTTGTATCTCCTGCAGCTAATTTCGAATAGGCCGCATTTAAACGTCTTATAGACATAATCCCCACGTTTGTGGCTCGAAGCACCAACGCCACACGGTTTCAGCGTACAGAGGATTGTACAGCGCTCATTGACGTATCCAATAGGTTCTTTACCTTGGATATAAAAGACAAGCGTCATATAACCTCTTTTTTGAGGCCTTGTACCTTTATATTAACACGTCCTGTATTATGACTCATTGTCTAGTCCTTCTAAGGTATTCGTTAAATTTTCCTTCGGACAAAGTTTCAATACGATACATTTTAGATTCTACTCCCGGACGTGTTTTATGTCCAATGAAAGTAAACCCGTCTCTTTCCATACGGTATGCGTTAATTTCTGCTATGCGTTTGAGATAACTTAAGCAAGCCCTAAGGCTTCCGGTCTCAATAACAACACTCCCGGCCATAGTTCCGGAGCAACGACGAAGATTATATAGCTTTTCCATAATGTGATTAAAGACGAATCTCTTCCAGCGTGTCAAGGTTAAAGATAGCTATTTGTTTGCGGGCTTTTCCAAGTCTGATAGCGGCTTCTTTATTATGCACAACATCCACTAGGTCAAGATACAAACAGTTATTTTCGGTATTTACCCATGCGCCGATGGCTTTATTTCCCATACTATTAGGGACGGAACTAATGAAGTTATCGACAAAAGCAAAGGTATCGCTAATAGAACTATGTCCCTTGATTTTCTCAAAGCCTAATTCACGGGGAAGGGCAACACAATACCCTTCTTTAAGAACTTCGCCGCTTAGGCTAAGTGTTGCACCGCCGTTCATTGTGACAAGGTTAAGAAGCTTATTAGCTAATTCGATGTTTTTCATACATTCCTATGTAGCACGTCCTGTGCCATGTCTAAGGTATTAATATCCGTATAAAAGCATGTCTAAGGACTTGACATATGTCTAAACTTTAGTTGACACGTCGTCAAAATAATCAGGATGCCAATGCTTAACACTAGACTTCATTGTATTAAATACCTCATCCTCATTAGCGCCATGTTTAGCGGCATATGCCTTAAGAATTCTAGGACAATCGAACAAAAACAGAGGAAAATCACAATCCTCTTCAAAATACAGGTAGTTACCTAATTTAATAGCCTTCTTATAAAGATACTCAAAGTCACAAGCATATTCTTTCAATGCCTTAAGTGTCACACGCATTCCGCCATGCCCAGGCGTTGAGACAAAGCTAACCCCAGGAGCATATTTGTACACATGATCAATCTCTCCCCAAGGCGAAGACATTAGCGCGCACCCTCACGCATAAGCGCCACAATGAGGCTGGAAACGAGAACAACCATAACAACCGTGAAAGACTCCATACATATCTCCTAAGCGTTTATAGGGCGTTTAATTGCGTGAATTAGAGGGGAGGAAAAATCCTAAACCCCAAAAAGAGAACCAAAGAATAGAGATAATCATTAACATATAATCTCCTACGTGTTATCTGTATATAAAACTAATCGAGAGGCTTAATCAAGGGGATTCTCTGGGGGAGAGTGATTAAGCTCCTCTGTTAGGTTTACTTTGTCTAACATCTCCTTTGTTTTGTCTATGGCCTATACATAATACATTAGCACTCTGTGTGCCAACATATAACTACTTGTATTTAATAAGACGGAGCATTTATGACATGTCAAACTAATAGGCATGTCTGTATAAACATATGTTATTATTAGCTGTATAACTTATTACTATGTCAAAGGTATTATCAGCTTGACTTATTGCAAATACTATGCCAAACTTAACAACTAAGAATAAGCCCTTCATTCGATTGAAGGCCTATAATATCAGGGTAATAGTTTAAAAATCAAGGCCCTGGATATCTTGGAGTGTGTTACAGCGCAAGGCGAAGGCAAGGCTTAGGTAACGTTTAAACGGGCCTAAGCACACCGAGAGAATACTCTCTGCTTCTTCTAAAGAGGAAGCTCGCATACTCCGAGCGTTGCTATAAGCAATGTATAACGTAGTGGCTTCCTATTGTCTGAAGCTGGCAGCTAGTTCTTTGTCCGAATAAGAGCCCCGAAGCAGAAAGCGAGAGGGGCGGACAAATAATAAGGCTTGTATCTCTTATTAAGTATACAATTATAGCTAATTATAGGCTATGTGATATGAGTGAATACAAGCTATTGTAGAATTACTCTCATAAAAAAGAAAGGAAGCTGCTAATTTAGACTCATTCTAAACGTAAAAAACAGCTTCATAACACATAATTTAGGCTTTGTCAAGTATATAATGTATGTTATACAAAATAACTCATTGACTCAAGGCCTCAAGTATGTCTATACATTAGGACTTCCGGGCATTTGATGCAGAATACCATAGAGTCCTCCCTCAGTCAATATAATATTTCTTAAACAAGACGTAGGGCATTAGGAAATACAAAACACCTTTGACGGATATTTGTATCTTGTCCCCCGATCTTATTCTTTATACAGAAATATATAAATTAATGTATTCTTAACATATTCTTAATGTGAAGATTACGTTAGGATTGTGTTAATTGAGAATGAGAATCATTATTATGTGAGGAGGGGGTATACTCCACTTACATCACGGAGTACTTTAGTCTAAGCTCATTTAAGAATTTTCCCCATCCAACTATAGAAACTTTTCTGTATCTTCTCTCCCATATAAAATACCCCAATAGAAACAAATGGATATTAACAACTTAAATAGAAACGATAGGTTGCTATAAGAAGCTTAATGCTATTACTAGAAACATAATAAGGCTATTGAAAGGGTTATATGGAAGAGTCAAATCAAAGAAAATGTAAGGTGTGTGGATTTTTAAAACGAAGAACACTCGTTGGTAAATTCGATGGTGTTAATAAAAAATACCTAGATGAGCATGGGCTTACTTGGAATGGTAATGTCTGTGGCAAGTGCCATAGAGTTCGTAGTAAAGAAACTATGCGTAAGAGTCGGCATATGAAGAAAATTTCACATGATTAATTTTTCGTTATTATTTAATCTATACATAACAATGGTGTCGGGCATTAGAAATATACATCCCGAAATTAAGCCCTACGTTCAGGAATATAGAAACGTATATGCTGATGTTTGTAAGGAAGATCTGATTATGCCAGATGCTTATAACTTTAATATTACAGACTATGCTTCTGGTGACTATGTCGGTGTTTGTGTATTTATGGGAGGAGTTAGGAATATAGAGTTTAGAAGTGATGTGTGGGAATATTATGACGGTCACAATAGGAAAATGCTGGTGTTCCACGAATTGTCCCATTGCCTTCTTAATAAGAAACATGTTGACAATACAACAAATTATATGTATCCTTACTTGACGGACATCTCGGATGATGTCTTATACGAGCAGGTGAGGAAAGACATGTATGGACATTGCAACAAGGGTATATAAGATATTGCGGGCTGTTAGGGCTATAGAAACACTCGGGCGCACCGCGAAAATTGAGGCAGTAGGGAAGGCCATTACGGATGATGAACAATACAGAAAGCTCGTTAAACAAGCTGGGAGAGCTGAGAAGTACGATTTTAAGTCTAAATAAAGATATCTACATTGACTGTGAAAAGATCAATGAGATTGGTATTTTAATGAGTTATGGTACCCATCCTGTATTGGATAAGGACTTTGCTTCTTTACAGGCTAGTATTATGAGGCTTAAGGAAGTCCTTGTATTAAGGCTTGGTGAGTATTTTCAAGAAGAGGCTAAATTCGGCAATCTTAGAGATTTTCAATTTAGGCGTCTTTATAAATCTATTAAGGATTTAAGGTTTTAGATTAGAAAAACTCTTACTAATCTATCTGATCTATTGCCAATATCTAAATGTACCCAATTAGTCCACTTACCCTTGGTTGACTTAGGATCTTCCATCCATAATCCATATTTCTTTAGTAGATCAGGATTAGCCATAATAAGATTGGCTAGCGTTTGATCTTTATCGTCGATAATATCAACGGCTTTACACACCTGATGTAGAGACTTCTTGGCGGCTCCCGGTACGTTCTTATTAATTGCTGCGGGCCTCCAGCCGGACGATACACCAGCGTCTTCTATTCCAAGCTCGGTTAAAAGCCCATTAACAGCTTTTAGCAGGGTTTTAGCGTTCCCTTGTAAGTCCTCAGTTAATTGGTCTTTAAAGTCTTTATCTCTGCCCATATAAAAGGCCTCTGGCTTAATAATCTCTTTCATAGTATCCTTTCGAATTTCTACAGTATTTCCACATGTTGGACATTTGTAGTATTTATTAGGTTGCTCTGGGTGTGTATGCATGAAAGACTGACATATGGAACAGAGTCTTTCATTTAATATACTCATATATACAGTTGTTATAGAAACCCAAATTTAACAACTAATTATAAGCAAAAGAATGCCAACAGCCCTTTGTAGGGTAATTATTAAAAGAAGTGGCTAATTTCTGATTTGCAAAAAAAAGGAGTTCCTTTGAATAAGAATCTTCAGTATTTGTTCTTCCTATTGCCTTCTGTAGCTTTGGCTAAGTTTATGGTGATTGCTCCCGCTATGCCTGAGGTATTAGCATTGGGGGCTATTGTTGCATTCTTTGGCTTTGCTTTTTGGCGCATGGATAAGCAACAATACCAGAAAATTGAAGAGCTTGTCAAGGATTCTAACGGAAAAATCGAAGCCCTGGATAAAAAGCTAAAAGAGCAAGAAATGTATCTTTCTTCAATGAAACTAGGTAATGGTATTAAACGCTAATGGATATTAACGACATTACTAATAAGTTCAATAGTGTAGAGGAGTTGCAGGCTTATTGTAAAGCTCAGCATCTCACTATTGTTGATCTTACAAAGAAGCTAGAGGCCTTGAAGGTGGCTCCAGTTTCCAGCCAGCAATCCGTTATCATTGATCCTAAGGACTTTCTTGATAACGAAGAGGTTATCTGTATGGTGCAAATCCATCGCCTTAGGGAGGCGGCAGAGAGCCGTGAGCTTACACTAGAAGAAGCTAAGAAAGTTGAAATCTACAATAAAATTCTTTTGGCCGCACGAGCCGCAAAGTCTAAGGATGTAAACGGGATTTCTAAAGATGTTCCCGACACAGAACTATTAAAGCAATTAACGGATAAATAATGTCAGATAAAAAACTAGCAATTAAGCACGAGTTGTGGCGAAGGGGCGTTTTGTCCTGGAAGCTCCATAGCGTGCAACTAGAAATGTATGAAACCTATCGCAATGCAAAAGAGAACAGTACGCTTGTTTGGCTACTCGCCCGCCAAAGCGGCAAATGCCTCGCCGAAGGCACTATGGTATCGACTCCCTCTGGAGCCGTTGAGATTAATAAGCTTAAGGCTGGCGACACTGTATACGGGTATAATAAAGATGGCTCTGTCTCCCCGACTAGGGTTGTTACGGTTCAACACCAAGGGACTAAAGAAGTTCATGATTTGACAAACCACGGAAGAGTAATGGCGTCTGCAACTTCAGAACATCGCTGGGGAGGGTTTAATACCCTTCATAAAAAGGATCAAGAATTCACAACCGAAGATCTAGTTTCTCGTGACTATAGAAAAATCCTTCGTAGATATCCCCAAGTTCAAATGGGGACAGTTAATGAGCCCCACGCATATGCTATTGGTGCTTTGTTGGGTGATGGATGTTCTAAGCAAAGGGTTGTTGCCGATATTCACATTTCGTCGGAAAACTCAATAATTCCTGCGGCGGTTGCTGATGTTTTGGGCTGCTCTGTTGTTAAACAAAGTCCCCAAAACCATACATGGTCAATTACTAATGAAACTGCTAATAGAAAACGTGGACGTGACTATAAGCCTGTTCAATGTAATTATTATGACGACTGGATGCGAGATCGTTATGCACATGAAAAAATTATAAATCTCGATGTTATTAAAACGTGGGATCGTGAGTCGTGTCTGAAGCTATTGGCAGGACTTATTGATACCGACGGTGGTCTGATGGTCTGCGGTAGAAAGAAGAACGAACTTAAGCTACACTTCGCAAGTCAATCTAAATCAATCATCGACGCAATGCAGTACCTAACGCTATCGATGTTCCAGACTGAGTTTTGTTATACACTAGACGACCGTAAAAAATATAAAAACGGTCCCCTCCACGTTATATACCTAAATAATAATTTCTTTGTCAGTAAGATTCTAAAAGAAATATCCCCCTATATTAAAACCCCCAGAAAACAATGGAAACCCCAATACGAAGCTTTCGTTCCTCATAATCCGAATCCTGATTATTGCGGAGTCAAAAAAGGTAAAACGTATAAAGCTTCTTGTTGGGATATTCAGGTTGATAACGATACAAACCTTTATCTGTTAGCCAATGGTCTTGTAACACATAACAGCACCCTGATGGGAGCGCTTGCCCTAGAGCAAGCGTTATCAAAGCCCCATTCGGTAATCAAATTACTAACCGATACAAAAATTCACGCAAAGACTATCTTTGACAAGATCTTTATTGAACTTCTTTCTGATTGTCCGGAAGACATTAGACCTTCTTATATTGAATCTCAATATACATATAAATTTCCTAATGGAAGTGAAATTCAGATGGCCGGAACGGATAGCGGCCACTATGAACGTCTTCGGGGGTCTAAAACCCACTTAGCTTTAATCGACGAGGCCGGATTCTGTACAAATCTTGAGGACATTGTAAAGTCTGTATTGATTCCAACTACTACGCATACTGGCGGGAAGATTATCCTGGCGTCTACGCCTCCTGCTGATGGCCGCCATGATTTCTTGAAGTTCATCGAAGCGGCACAGTATAGAGGGAACCTAACAAAGAAAACTATTTATGATAACCCTCTTCTTAATGAAGATCAGGTCCGTCGTATTGAAGATGAAATGGGTGGAAGAAATTCCGTTAAGTTCCGCCGTGAATACGAGTGTGAAATCGTCAAAGACGAGGATACTGTATTATTTCCAGAATTTAATGCGGAACTAAAGCCTAAAGTCTGTATTGAATGGAAGAAGCCTGCATATTACGATTCATACGTCGCTATGGATTTGGGTGGAAGAGATAGCACTGCGGTATTATTTGGCTATTACGATTTTAAAAAAGACAAGATTATTATTGATGATGAGATTGTTGTTCCTGGTCGTAAACTGAAACTGCCAGATCTTGTTAACGACATTATTAAAAAAGAAGAAGAGCTGTTTACAAATCCGGTAACAAATGAATTCATGGCTCCGTATAAGCGTGTTAGTGATATTAATTACATTGTTACTGATGAGATTCGTCGCATGACGAATAATCGTTTAATGTTCGACGCCCCACGTAAAGACGATAAGATGGCGGCAGTTAATAACCTAAGAGTTCTTCTTGCTTCTGAGAAAATTATCATCAACCCTAAATGTGAAACTCTCATTAGACATTTAGAAAATGTAAAATGGGATACTGGATCTAAATCGACAAATTTTGCTCGTTCTCCAGATGATTCACATTACGATAGTTGTGATGCTCTTATCTATATGGTGCGCTCAATAAACTTTAATAAAAATCCATACCCTCCCGGTTATGGTTATGACCAAAGGGATCTATTCGTTTATAACAAAGATAGTTATTATAAGAACGATCCAATGCAAATTTACCAAAAGATTTTTAATCGGAAAAGGAAATAATACTCATGGCAAACGACCCGATTTATTTTGCAGCAGATGAGGCGGAAAAATGCGCAGCCTCCCTAATGAAAAAGGGGACAAGCTTCTATGGAACGATGGCTGCAAACTTCTACCTAGAAAAACTTCGCCAAATGTGGCGGTTCTACCACGGTATTTTTAACGATAGTTCAATCGGCGGAGGACACGAAATTACGTTCGTTGGTGAACAGGGCGAATTGACTAACCTACCAATTAACCACTTTCGAAATCTAGCGCAACATATGCTAGTGATGATTACGGCTAATCGCCCAATCATGGAAGCTCGCGCCGTTAATACGGACTACAAGTCCCTAGCTCAGACATATCTAGCCAACGGCATTCTCGATTATTATATGAGAGAAAAGGGCCTAGAAGACAATCTTAAACGTGCCTGTGAGATGGCAGTCGTTCTTGGTGCTGGTTATATTAAGTTAGAATGGAATGCAACGGCGGGCGATGCGTATGACGTTGATGACGACGGAAACTTCAATTACGAAGGCGAGCTAGAATTCTCCAATCTATCACCTTTTGATGTCGTATTTGATGGAACCAAGGACTCGTGGTCCAACGATTGGATTATGACCCGTACCTTTAAAAACAAATTCGATCTTGCGGCTAAATACCCAGAGATTGCTGAAAAGATCAAAGGACTACAAACTAAAACGCAATACGCAAATTTCCGTCTTGCGCTTTGGTCTAACGATGAAACTGACGATATCCCCGTATATGAATTTTACCATAAAAAGTCCGAGGCCCTTCCTGACGGTCGGTATATGCTGTTCTTGGCTGACGATATTATCCTATTAGACACGAAGCTCCCATACCGCACGGTTCCCGTTTTTCGTATTGCGGCTGCCGAGATTATTGGAACTCCTTATGCTTATACCTCAATGTTTGACGTGTTCCCAATTCAAGAAGGTATTAACTCATTGTTTAGTACCATCATGACAAACCAAAACACGTTTGGCGTACAGAACATCTGGATGCCTCACGGTTCCGATGTCATTACTGGTCAGCTTGAAGGTGGTATGAACATTATCCAATCAAGTATTAAACCTGAGGCCCTGAATCTCACAGAGACTCCTGCCGAAATTTTTAAGTTTGTTGACATGTTAGTTCAGTCAGCCGAAACCATTTCGGGAGTTAACTCTGTGTCCCGTGGGAATCCTCAAGCCAGTCTAGAGTCTGGTGCGGCTCTAGCGCTTGTTCAGAGCATGTCTTTACAATTCATGTCAGGCCTTCAACAAAGCTATGTAAAGCTGATTGAAGATGTTGGTACTGGTCTTATTAATATTCTTAAAGACTACGCGAAATCCCCTAAAATTGTAGCGCTTGTTGGTAAAAATAATCGTCCTCTTCTAAAAGAATTTACGGGCGATGATATTACCGACGTAAACCGCGTTATTGTTGACGTTGGAAATCCTTTATCGCGCACCGTAGCTGGTCGCGTACAGATGGCGGAGCAACTTGCTCAGATGAGCCTAATTAAAAATCCTCAGCAATATTTTAACGTAATCAATACTGGCCGTCTTGATATGACGTTTGAAGGAGAAGTGAATGAACTTCTTCTTATTAAGTCTGAAAATGAAAGGCTCATGAATGGTGACGTTGTTCTTGTTGCTCCAACAGACGACCACCGTCTACATATTTCAGAACATCGTGCTGTATTAGCCGACCCGGACCTTCGTAAGAACGTCGATCTTGTTAAGACTGTAATGGATCACCTAGAAGCCCACCTTGATGCTCTGCGTGTTGTTGATCCTGACTTGCTTATCCTATTAGGCCAACAGCCTCTACCCCCTGCCGGGGCTATGGGTCCTCCGGGATCAATGCCTCCTGGCGGTGCTCCCCAACCAAACCAACCCGCAACATCCGTTGATGAGCTATTAGTTCCGGCTGGTGGGCCTCAGGTTGCTGGTCAGAATGTTAGTGGTCCAGGTGGATCTGAAAACATGCCTAATATTCCCAAAGTAGACCCATCACTATTACCAAATCCCGCGCTTCAAGAAGCCGGTCTAAACAACTTAAAATAATAAAGGATTCATATGACTTACGCAGCCGATATTTTTGTAAATGGTAAAAGTCTTTTCACAAATTATAGCATGGCAACTGCTGGCGACCTGTCTTCGGAAGTTATTGATATCAGAAATGCTATTGGTTATTCGGTGCAGACTCGCTGGTCTGGGGCCGGTGCGACTGATGCATTAGTTCTTATCCAAGGATCTAATGATGGAACCAATTTCGTTAGCGTCTCATCTGTTTTGGTTGGAGCGGCTTCTGGTGCAAATTTACTGAACGTTGAGAGGGCTATGTATAAATTTATGCGAGTGGTTTTTGATAAAAACTCCGAGACAACTGGAACTCTTAATGTTGATCTTTGTGTAAAGGCACTTTAATATGAGCTTTACTAATATACGGGCAGATGTCCCTGTCTATGATTCTGCCGCCAATCTCCCAACTTTTCCAGAACCCGGCAATGCGGCGTCAACTAGAGACGGAAAGTTCTATGTTGCCGATGATTCTGGCTGGAATGAAATTGGTGGTGGAGGGGGCTCTGGTGACGTTACTGGCCCATCTAGCTCAACAACAAACTCCCTGTCCTTTTGGACTGACACCACTGGAAATTCAATCGGAAGTTCAAGTGGTATAATTGCGTATTCTAATAATCAATTAGGAATTGGCAACTCTAGCCCGGTCGATAACTCATTGTCTGCATATAAAGCCGTAGATGGTGATGATACCTGGAGAAACGTAGAGTCTACTGTGGTTGTTCAGACATCGGGAACTGGAGCTTATCAAGAAGCTCTATATGCCTCTGCTCGCGGAGCACATAATACCGGAACTGTGGATTTATTGCGCAACTATCTAACAAGCGAAATGCACGGAGATGGCACTGTCACCGAGGCCTATGGTGCCAGAGCTATAACTAGGCTATACGACCAAAATGCTCCAGGCGATACCAGTAGCGGTTTAATTCAGAGCGGTTATGGATTAGAAGCTTATGTTGGGAACGTATCGACTTCTGGTAAAATCAGAACTGCTATCGGTGTGTATATTTCCCGTGCCCACGCAACCGGGTCTGATGGCGGCGGCGGTCTGCACCGCGCCGTGGGGCTTAAAATTGATAACGTCGTAGCATCGGGCGGGGACTCTAATGAGGCCTATACGATTGACACCTCCGACTCGTCCGCTCCCATACTTTTCGGCCAGGACATCACGTTCGACACTGGATTCAGTTATTTTATCGGTAACTATAGCCAGCCAGTTGGAACTATCTGGACCGGGGGGTTAAAATTCAGAGGAAACGGATACGCCATCTTGTTTGAGACTAACAATCTAGCACAAGATTACACGCTCCGCTGGCCGGACACGTTAGGTTCTTCTGGACAAACCATGGTCATTGATTCGGGATCAAACCTAAAATTCGGTTCGGTTGCCGATGTTGCAATTCAAACTACGGGAACTAGACCAACAGCTTCCAGCGACTTACGTGGAAAAATTTGGTTAGAGCAGGGTGGAGCTGGCGTTGCTGATGTTTTAAGTATCTGCGTAAAAGATGCGTCAGATAACTACGTATGGAAAACTATTTCAATAACTTAATTTCAAAGGAATTTATTTATGAGTGATGTTTGGGATGATGAGTCTAAAAAATATGTAAGCGAAGAAGAGCTAGAAAAACGTAAAGCTCGTCGAAAAGCTTTAGAAGGTATGGGCCTTCGTTCTGATAAGGCAGAAAAAACACAGGACGGTGCTCGTAAACAGACGCGTTCTTGGTCAATTTTTGATAAGGTTAAAGGTAATGGGTAATAAACTAAAGAAAAATCCAGAGGACGTTGGACCGAAGCGTCGAGAATATTATGACGCTTCGCCCGAAGAACAAGCACTTTTAGATAAAATCGCAATGCTCGAATCTAGTGGAGGGAAGGATATGGCTCATGACGAGATTCAATCCCCAAATAGTATCCATTCCGGAGACTCGGCATATGGAACTTTTGGTTTAATGCCCAATACTATTGAGCAGATTACCAAAGTTTCACCACGTATGGGCATTGCTTCACCCGAACTTCGCAGTATTAAAGGTCTACCTGCAGATCAACAACTAGAAGAAGTAAAGAAAAATCCAGATTTAGAGCAAGAATCGGCTTTAAACCTACTTCGGATGATTAAAAGACAAAAGCCAACAGAAGAGCAGGCAGCTTATATGTGGCAATATGGACATAATAAGGTTCCGCCTAAGGAAAAAGTAGAAAAAAGCGACCGTGGTCGTAAATTTAAAGCCCTTAAAAAATAATATTATATAAGCGATACGCAATTACGCATTCGCTAACCGTAGCTATCCCAAATGGGACGCAACAAGGAGAATATATGTCAGACGAAATGTCCACACAATCCGCCCCGGCACCACAAAATAGCCAAGAACCATCGGAAACTGAAGTTCCTGAGCTTTCAAATGAAGGTCTAGAGAACGAACCTGGTGGTGAAGAGCAACAAGCGCTTTCATCTAGCGAAGAAAAAGATCTTAAAAAGCTAGAAAGTAAAGAAAAGCTCACTAAAAGCGAAGCCAAACGCTTAAAAACCCTTAAAATTAAGGTAGATGGTGTTGAATATGACGAAGAATTGCCATTTGAAATCCCTGATGACGCTAAATCTGTGGATTATATGCGTAAACAGCTCCAAATGTCAAAGTCTTCGCATAAAAGATATCAAGAACACGCAAAACTTGAGCGCGATGTCAATGAATTCCTAGAAGTTCTTCGTAATAATCCGGAGCAGGTACTAAGCGACCCCTCTCTCGGTATTGATATTAAGAAACTTGCACAACAAGTCATTGAACGTGAAATTGAAAATGCCAAAAAGTCACCTGAACAGCTAGAACGTGAAAAACTTGAACAAGAACTTAAAGCTCTTCGTGATGAACGTGAAAAAGAAAAGAAAGATGGTGAGGCTAAGCGTCGTGAAATGCTAGAAGAACAGGCTTTCCAACGTTACGACTCACAACTTGACGCGGCCCTAGCCAAATCAGACATTCCTAAGTCTCCGTATACTATTAAACGTATTGCTGACTGGATGATGCTTGCTATTGAGAACGATATCGACGTAAGTCCTGAGGAAGTAATTCCTTTGGTACGGGATGAGTTTATTAACGATACCCGTGCTATGTTTGGATCTATGCCTTTAGAAGTTATTGAGGGCATTGTCGGAAAAGATACACTTAATAAGATCCGTAAACAGACTGTAGCGGCTAAAAAGGCCCAAATGCCCCCCACGCCGTTTAAAAGTGCCGTAAAGGAGACGGCTAAAACGGGTCAAAAGGAAAATCAAGAAGACAAGAAGGTTTCTTATAAAGATTTCTTCAAAATTTAACAACTAACTATTGATAGGCTTATAATAAGCGGCTTCTTTCTACCCTTAGGCGAAAGAATACCAAATATCTAGAGGCATGTCAAGAAAAAAGCAACAACACAACATTATTATATAAAAGGAAAAACAAATGGCATACGAATCAAAAGATTCACAAGTTCGCAGCCGCCAACTAAAGGTCCAGAAGGTATCCATCCCTTTCCAGATCGTTGGTAGTGCTACCCCCGCCGCTAAAGTTCTTACTAGCGACGAGCCCTCGCTCCTGTTCTTGGCTGTAGAAGGTATCGACAATATTACGGTCGCCTCAGGTGCCCTAAATTCTGACGACACCGTTCCTACGCTAGCAAGTGCTGCCGACGCAACTGGGATTTTCTCAGTTCTCGTCCGCATCCAAGAACAAGTCGAAAAAGTTGTCTCTGCTAAGGTATCGTGCCTTAGCTCTGCCGACCTAGTTACATGCACTCTTCCCTCAGCTCCAGCAAGCGGCATTGTCGCTGGCGGTGCTTTGGATAAGATTGTACTAAACGTCGATTCTGGCCTAGCTCTAACCTCTGGAACCCGTCAACTCTGCCTAGAGCTAGAGTACGTTGTTGCAGAAGACGCTTAATAAACTTAATAAATAGGAGAAAATAACAAATGTCTACTTCAGTTAATACTTTTGGTACGCCAAACAATACGGTTGGCAACCTTAACGGCCTCTTTAGTTAATTTGAAGAGGTCGGGTAAACCCCCGACAAGCGAAAGCTTGTAAAACTGCGTGAATTGCTGGAAATCCTACGGGACAATCAGCAGCCAAGGCTCTCTAGAAGAGCAAGGTCCAGAGACTAAAAATTTAGAATAATCCTGATCGCATAGCGAGTTGGAGAATAAAATGCTTAATAAAGATAAAAGAAGTCTTATCCTATCCATGGTTTTGGGAGACGGATGTCTGCACTATATAAAAAATGCGGGATCAGTCTATGGCGGTCTTTCGATTGACCACGGAACTTCCCAAGCCGATTATGTTGCCTGGAAAGCTCAAATCGTTTCATCCATAACTGGTAGAAACGTTAAAGTTAGACAAGGACATAAAGGGAAATCTGTACAATTCCAAGTTTGTTGGAAGCGTCTCAGAGCATGGAGAAAGTTTACATATCCCAATGGAAAAAAGGAGATTATAAAAATCCTTCCTTTTTTAAAGCATCCGGAGTTTGCCGCAGCAGTGTGGCTTATGGATGACGGATATGTTGAGACTAGTGGATTCCAAATGATCCATGGAGTAAAGACCACGAAGAGTGCAAGGTTTAGAATCTTTACATATAGCGAATCTATTTCAGATCATGATGTATTAATCAAATGGTTTGAAACACAGCTTGGAGTAAAGCCCAAAGTTAGGTTTATGAATGATAAAAGGACATCTAAAACCTATCCATTCCTAGCCTTTACGGAAAAAGACTCCTTAAAGATATGGCATACAATCCGAGACACGGTTCTTGGACTTAAAAGTATGCAACATAAATTTAGATATATTGAGCAAGTTTATCAATTCAGAATTTTACAGCGCGCGGCTGGCAATAAGCCAGATGATATAGTCCGACACTCCAAGTAATTGGAGCAAACAGTTCGAAAGAAACTTATGCGAATAAGCTTAAAGAACTTATTCCGGATGGCGTAAAGCTAGTAAATCGCGTGGCATTCATGGAGAAATCCAAGATGCCTGGCAATTTGTACCATCAGCCAGTTATTTTGGGGATGGAGCACGGTAAAGTTTAATGCCGTGCTAATAAATTGGTGAAAAAACTTGGAAAGCTAAGTTAGATGTGATAGGATAGATATATGAGATACGGAATAATCTACAAAATTAAGAATAATGTGAACGGAAAAGAGTATGTTGGTCAAACAACTGGCTCAGTTTCTCGTCGCTTTAATTCTCATTGTGTAGAAAAACGTAATCGTCATATTTCTAATGCTATCCGAAGCTATGGAAAAGAAAACTTTACTGTTGGGGAAATCTGTAAAAATACAGGCAGGAGAAAAAGTAGCTTAGGGTGGAAGTTTTTCTATCTATCTGAATATGCCAATCAGAGCGGAAGTGTTGGACTTAAAAGTTCTTCACACGCGCAACGACTAGGAATTGAACCCGCGAAAGCGGAATAGAATATTCCCACGAGTCACCGACAGAAGCTCATGGCTTCTGAAAAGATAGTCTGAACTTATAGGAAACTATAAGAAGTAGGGGATAAAGAGCCCTTACGATAACAAAATGGTTACTTTCGCCGCTTCTGACGAAGATGCGTTCAACCTTAACCCCGCCGTCGCTGGCGTAATCAAGGACGCTCAGATCCGTGGGAACCCTATCCTCATGCGTTCTGTCCTTGGTTATTCTGCCGCTTCGCGTGCTTCACAAGGTACGGCTCAAGCCTTCATGGACGCCACCAAGTATCTTGTAGCGAACATGCTCCGTTCACTAGCCAAAAAGCTAGAGATCGAAATGTTCTACGGTCAAGTTGGTTACGCCACCGTTGCTAGCGTCTCTGCTGCTGATATCACGATCACCACTGCCGAGTGGGCTCCTGGTATCTGGGCCGGTGCTGAGAACATGCCTATCGAAATTCGTGATGCCTCTGGTGCCGTTTCTCGCGGAGAATTCTCTGTTAAGAACGTCAACATGGACACTCGCGTAGTTACCCTTAAGACCTCTGCTGGTGCCGCTGGCGTAGTTGCCACCGACGTAATCTGGCACAAAGGCGCTTACGGTAACGAATTCCCTGGCGTACATAAGATCCTAACCTCAACTGGTACGTTGTTCAACATCGACACCGCTACCTACAACCTCTTCAAGGGTAACGAATACTCTGCTAGCTCTGGCGCTCTTAGCTTCCCCAAGCTTAACAACGCCGTTGCTCGTGCAGTAGAAAAGGGCCTTGACAGCAAAGTAATTTGCTACGTCAACCCCCGTACCTGGAGTTCACTCCTTTCCGACCAAGCGGCTCTCCGTAAGTATGATTCGTCATACAGCGCTGCTAAAGTTGAGAACGGTAGCAAGAGCATCCTCTTCCATTCACAGAATGGTGACATTGAAATCGAACCCTCGATCTATGTCAAAGAAGGCTACTCTTACCTCCTAAGCCTCGATGACTGGAGCCGTGTCGGTAGTTCTGACATGACCTTCACTCTTCCCGGCCAAAAAGACGAGTTCTTCCGCCATCTCTCTGAGAGCGCCGGATTTGAGCTTCGCCTTTGGAGCGATCAGGCCCTCTTCTGCTCCGCTCCTGGTAAGAGCACGCTCATCTACGCAATTGTTAACCCCGTATAAGCAGCCGTAGCTGTTTAGATTTGGAGGCCTGGGTAGAAATACTCGGGCCTTCTTTTTGTCTTTAAATGGAGCTTGACAGAATAGTGTGTTCTGTGTTATAATTTCATTATGAAAAATAAAATTGATAAATCAAAGCCTAGGGATTGGCTTCCCGAGAATGTCATTGTCCATTCTTCTACAGATCTTTCAGCCCCAAAAACTAAGAAACAAAAATTCATTGACATTTTGTACGGTGAGTTTGAAACTTCCCTTAAATATCTTCAAATTGCGGCGCAAAGCACGCATCCCGATAGGAAAAACGAAAACCGCACCAAAACGATGCTTTCTAAATACGGAGTAGTTAATAATTCCCAACTTCCGGAATACAAAGAGAAGTTTCGTTCCACTATGCTGTCGCGTTATGGTGTTGAGAACGCTTTAAAGAGTCCTGAGCTTCGTGATAAAGTGAAGAAGACAAATGTGTCCCGTTATGGGGCTGATTGGAAGCATGTTCAGACTGAAAAGGCACGCGCCGGGCTTCTTAAGAAATACGGAGTTAATAATCCGGGCAAAATTAATGCAAGGCCGGTGTTTTCGGGCAAAAATGCGCACGAAATTTCGAAAGAAAAGGATGTCCCAGTTTGTCTTATTTATCGTTATTTAAAAGAGCATGGAATTGAAGCCACAGAAGATTGGATTGAGAATCATAAATCGTACAAATCAATCCTAGAAACGCAATTCCAAAAGACCATAGAAAATCTTCCATCTTTTAATAAAAAGATTTGCGATGATCTGAAATACAAGCCGGACTTTAAACTATCAGAGGATACATATATTGACGTTGATGGATTAATTTACCATTCAGATTTATACAAGAAAGATAATAAATATCACATTAATAAACGAATTGATTATGAAAATGTTGGATTGCGGCTTCTACAATTTCGACAAGACGAGATTAAAGAACGCCCCCTTATTATTCAAAGCATGATTGGTAATATCAAGAAATCGAATACAAGAATCTTTGCTCGAAAATGCTCTCTTCAAGAAATCGAGTTTAAAGAAGCCTCAGAATTCCTAGAAAGGACTCACTTGATGGGGAAAGGTCCAGCTTCCAGAGCCCTCGGTCTTTTCTATGATAATAAACTCGTTTCTGTCATGACTTTTAAAGAAACAAAAACGGGCTCTGAGATTGTTCGTTATTCAAATGAACTTAATACGTCCATTATTGGTGGCTTTTCTAAGCTCTGCAAGTTTTTAGAGGCTTTTGGTGGAGAAATCGTCTCATTTGTTGACCTTCGCTACGCCACCGGAGAGTCTTTAGAAAAGAACGCATTTAAACGCTCTGGGACCACTCTTGGGTGGAAATGGACAGATGGGGTAAAGACCTTTAATAGACTGTATTGTAAGGCTAATATGGACGCCAGGGGGCTTTCCGAGAAAGAATACGCTAAAGAGTTAGGACTTTATAAGATATACGATGCCGGTCAGGCTAAATATGTAAAAACGTTATAGGCCCTATACTTTTATAGTTGGCGGTTAACAACTAATGTTATGCCAATTATTACTATTTCAGGTACACCTATCGCATTCCCGGATTCTGGGGAAAGTCCAAATTGGTCTGAGGCTATTATTGCTTTCGCCGAAGCAGTCGAACAGGCCCTTTCTGGTATTGTTGGTCCCTATGACGTTCCTCCTCAGGTACTTAATATTGACGCTTATAACGTTGTAACTGACCAGCCTATTACGGCTCTACAATTCCCGGTACTATTAGTTCGGGCCTTCACTGTTACTTATGCTGTTTATCGTGAAGGGGACTCACCAACTACCCACCTATCTGAGGCCGGTGAGTTTACTGCCGTTTACGACCCAGACAATTCATCAGGCTCTAAATGGTCGGTTACACGCATGGCCACGGCCCCTGGAGCCAATATTGAATTTTCAGTTTCCGATGCTGGAGCCGTTTCTTTCACTACAACTGCCGTTGGTACTATCAACCATACAGGCACTATTTCTTTTAGCGCAAAAGCTATCCTTCAACAAGATTAAAGGGGTATAAATGTCTGCCAATGTTTTCACTAAAATTTGGAAGGGTTTAAACCTTCGTCCAGAATCCGCCTCCACAGCCGACGACCAGGGTGATTTGGATGTCACTAGCGGAGATGGAAAGCTTAATTATCATAATGGAACATCTTCTAGTCCGGTTGTAACGGAAGCCCACGCAGCCACGCTTACAAATAAAACGATTGACGGAGACAGCAACACCGTACAAGATCTTGCACTATCTTCACTTAAAACTGAAGTTGGTGACGCTAATAAAATCCTTGCTCGTAATGGTTCTGGAACGGTAATCTCGTCCGGTCTTCTATTAGACGGTAATGGTATTGTAGTCACTGACCAAAACGACGCCTCTACTGGCAACGTTGACGCTCTTGTAAACGCTACTTATGGTTCGATTCGCCTTACCGGCGCTGTCACGTCGTTGCGCGGTATTGTTGCAGCTTCCGGAGATAAAGTTCTTTATGTCATCAATGCTAGCGGCAGTGATATTAGTATTCCAAACGAAGATTCAAATCCTTCTGCCGCCAACCGTATTATTACTGGAAACGGTTCGACTATTTCCCTTAAAAACGGCGGTGTTGTCATTCTTAAATATGACGATTCAACCGCACGATGGCGCGTAGTCGGTGGTTCTGGGGGCATTGCGGCTTCTGGTGTTGTTGTTGATGACCGCGTTGCTCGTTGGGATGGAACGACTGGTAACTTTATTCAAAGTAGTACCGTTGCTCTTAATGATGCCGGAGCCATGTCAGGAATTACGCAGCTAGATGTCGATAACATTCGCGTTGATGGTAATGAAATTTCTAGCACGGATACTAATGGGAATATTAGCATTAACGCTAACGGAACGGGTCTTATTAGTTTAGAAGACGCCGCTCGTATGGTAGAACTTTCAACTCCTACCACTGGTCCTACTGTTGCTTCTGGTTATGGAAGCTTC